CATCTTGTTTTAGAGGCATTTGAACATATAACACCATCTGGTCCTTGTATCTCTAATTTGTTAATACATTTATCGATTACTGCCCTTTTACTTTGGGAGTATGAGGAGAATATTGCCGTTAGCAATAATACTGCTAATAATATTTTTTTCATATTAGAACGTAACTGAGTAGATCTCTCTAATGATCGTTGTACTTGGATCAAAGTCTCTATCTAAGTGCTTAGCGACAGATAATTCTAATGATGCTCCATTTTTAATCTCTACCCAAAATTCTTTTATGAATGTTGAAGATATTACTTTATTATCTTCATTTCTTTTTACAGTGAATACTGCTACTTTTGTTTGTTTATTCATGTTGTTTTGATTTATTGTTAATGTTGATATTGAATTATAGTTGCTTCCGGTGCTAAAAAATGTACCGATTCCTCCATTAAGTGGTGTTACTAAACCATTTCCATACGTTCCTAAATATCCTACTGTTGTTCCTGTTGTCGTTTCGTTCATAATTTATATTTTATGTGCTTCTAACACTTTATTTACTTCTTCTACTACATGTTCCCATGTTACTGGTCCTGTTTCATCTGCATATGCAACTGGATCTTTACGACCTAATTTAATAAATGCTTCTACTCTTTCAACTGATGAAGCTGATTTATAATCAGAATACCATTTACCTAAGATTCTATCATTTTGAATTTCATTTTCAGTAGGTATAAAAATTGGTTTATATGATGTATTAGTTCTTGAATAAACTTCATCAAAGTCTAAACCTAATTCCTTACATAATATTTCTCCGTCTTGTAAAATAATAAATTTATCACCTTCTAAGTAAGGTGTAAAATAACCTACTCTTTCTGCTTTCCAATTTCCTAATCTAAAAGCTGTATCATCTGCATCTCTAAATTCTTGTCTACAGTCCGGATAAACAGCATGATCTCCGCTGTGGATTCCCATTGCAATATCGCAAGTCTCTCCTGTTCTTTGAGCTACTGATAAAGCTACTGCTTGAGTAATAGAAGCAAATATTTTGTTTCTGTTAGGAACAACTGTTGCTTTCATATTATCTTCTGCATAATGACCTTCAGGGACTTCTTCACCTCCTGTTACTAAAGCTGAATCTAATAGATCAACTAATCCGTTTAATTGGATTTGACGATAATTGATTGGAAAGAATGAAGGATGTGTTTTTGCTACCTCTCCTGTAAATTCATTCAAGTAATCTACTAATGATTGAGCTCTCTCTAGCTCTACTCTATGTTTTTGACCATAGTCAAATGAGATAGCTGTTACACTATCATACTCTTTTAGACATCTAAGCAATAAAGTACTTGAGTCCATTCCTCCTGAAAGGCTAACAACTACATGTCGTTTTGCTGTTTGCATAAAAATTAGTTTATAACTGCTACAGTATGTTCTGGATAGTAGCTTAATCCTTTTATTGTTGAAAAACTGTATCGAAACTGTTCTCTAAGTAATCTAATATTTCATCTAAAATTTCAAAAAGATAATTTTCCTCTTCTTGATTTAGTGATTCAGAAAGTATTCTAGAAAACGTGTTATTAACTGCTTGTATAAATTCCGATTCTAATTCAGGTTCGTATTTTTTAATATGAGATAAGGCTTTATCTATACGACTTCCTAAATAAGCTAGATCATTGGTGTTATTTTCTAATTTCATCAGCAATAGTTTTAATGTTATTTACTAGTTGATCTATTTGATTTTTAATCTCAGGTCTAATTCCAGTTTTTTCTTCTTTAATTCCTGCTAATTTTTTCATACGTTTTTTAGTTTCGTACTCTATTGCAGCTTGTTTACTATTTTTCATAATTTATATTTATTAAATATTTTTATAATTGATAATCTTGAATATCTCCTAAGGATGGCTCTACATCTGATTTTTGCTTTGCAGTAAAGTACTCTTTTAGAAATTCTTTACGATATAGTAAAACCTCTCCTTTATATCGAGTATTACTAATTGTTCTCTTACCAATAGTTTCTTTAGCTCTAGTAGCAGCTGTAGCTACTTCTTTACCCAGTTGTGTACCTGCTGCATAACCTAAATAATCATACAATGATATTAATCCTGCTTTTTCCATAACGTCTTGATTTTACATTTAATATATGAAAAATATCCTCCGAATACAACTAAAAGTGCTGAAAGATTTAGGAGATGTGGATGAATTTCTCCACATGCTCCACATAAATGACTAACAACCTCTCCCATTAGTCTATAGTTGTAATTATTCTCATTCTTTCTTCTATCTCATTCCAAGATTGAATATACTCTTTTATTGTATCGTATTGTTTTTTTTCAGAATTACTTAATAATTCCTTAGCAACTGTTTTTAATGCACTATTAAAGGTACTAGGGTAGCAAACTGTACGTAGATAAGATTTTCCATCTTTACCTCTATTTACTTTTTCGTATACTGTATAACCTCCTACTGAAGAAGATTTAGTAATAAAGTATGGTTCCATTACTGGATCTTGAATAACTGTATCACTATTTGGTATTGTGTCTGGATTTCGTAACATTTTTACTATTTTTTAGTTTAAAATAAATTCTTTTAATTGCTCTTCTCCCATTTTGCCTGATTGTGATTTTTTTACCTCACCATCTTCTATAAGGACTGTCATTGGAATTCCTTTGACTTTATATTCTCCTGACAGGTTATTAGGATCTTGTTCTACATTAACTTCTTTAAATTCGATAATGTATTCTAGATCTTGTTTTACTCTATCAAAAATAGGTCCATACTGTTTACAAGGATTACACCAATCAGCATAAAATTTAATTACCTGCTTTGCCATACGCTCCTTTCGATTTGTAATGATCAGCCTTAGAAAATTTTCCTCCTGGCTGCTCTCTTGTAGCTAGTTCTGACGTTCTTTTACTTTTTAAAGTAGGTAACCAAGCCATTAACTGCTCGTACTTACTTTTTGTAGATGATTTTGACATATATTTGTTTTTTATTTATTATTTAATATATGAAATTTCTTTCAAATATCCAAATTTTTCTTGATTTATTATTCTATTTTCTAATGTTGTATAGTCTTTTACCTCTACTAAATAGTTGAATTGCTCTAATTGAAATTCTTTAGAATCATTTAAACATGTCTCTTCCCATTTATCGGTAAAACCATATAGCTTTCCCTTAAACTTAAATGTTACTTCTTTCATACTACTAATATACGGAAAAAATTAGTTGTTACCTACTCTTTTTATTATTTTATTTACTCTATGTCTAGGCTGTCCTAACTGCTCACAAGCTATTTTAATACTTGGGTAAATTTTTCCTTCTATTTCTACTTGTTTTGCTTGTGAGGGAGGTCTAATTCCTTTTGCTTTTATTGTAGCTGATATAGCTTGTTTATGTGCTTCTGTTTTTTTATGCTTAGATAATTTTTGGGATATTAATTGCTTTGCTTGTTTTGAGTGTTTATATGGACTGTTTGCTATTGTTGCTTTTTGCTTTGTTATAGATTCTACTGTTCTTTTACCTTGGCTTACTCCTTTTTTCTTGTCTGATATTTTACCTCCCCAAGTACATTTTCTTCCTTTTATTGCTTGTATAAAAAATTCTCTTCCCGTTTCATAGGTTCTTGCTGATATCTTGTAATCTCTTTTGTTATTTTTACTTCTTAATTGATTGCACATTCCCCAAAAAGCATATGCTATTTGTTTATTTGTAGGGTGTAAAAAAACTAATAATTGGTGACAGATAAAATGCTCTCTTGCTTTCAATCGTACAAGGTTCTCTTTTTGATTAGAACCTCCCATACATTTTGGAACAATATGATGCCTCTCGCTATATCCTTGCAATTCTCTATTTCTTGCTCGATCAATTATTTGATCATAAATTCTTTGGTAATTCATAATAAAAAAAGCTATAGCTTTCGAGGTCGTAGTCTCTACTTGCCTATAGCTTTAGTTAGTGTTTTTACTTATATTTGTAGCTACGACTCTACATATATAAATAGCAACTTTTTATAGAAAACTCTACTCAGACTTAACAGTATTAGCTGCTACTCTTACTTCATGCCACTGTACTCTTCCTTCTTCAATTGCTAATTTTATATTTTTTTGTTTTTGAGATAAAAACGATTTACCGCTTTTTACCTCTATAAAATGTACGTTACAAGCACTTTTACTGTCTGTATCTGTAAATCCTATATAATCGATAGGTTTTCCTAAAAAATTTACATCTTCAGGTGGAATTGGGAATGTGTCAATAAAGGGTACAAAATTTTCAACCGTAAAGCCCCAATTTACTGCTGATGATTTGAACTTAGAATTTTTATGTACTTTTGCTTTCTCAACTATGTGAGAAGCTGCTGTTTCTTCGATTTGATCTTGTAGCCTTTTAATTTCATCTTTAGTCATGTTTAACATGTAGATCAATCCTGCTATTACAGACAGGGAAGCTGCGATTACGTATATCATAATTTTTGTTTTTTATCCGTCACAAGAAAGACAATCTTCAGAAGTTCTACTCCCGATATCTCCATTAATTACCGAATCCGTTCTCAAATAGTATAAGGTCTTTATTCCTAACTTCCAAGCTGTCTGGTGAACTAAATTAATAAATTTAGGACTATCTCCTGGATCAAATGCTAAGTTTAATGATTGAGCTTGATCAACGTACTTCTGTCTTACTGAGGCTTGCTCAACTAAAGCTAGTTGATTAATTTCTGCAAATGTTAAGAATATTTCCTTATCGTCAAACGGCATGATATCCTCAGGTAAGTTTGCAATCGATCCTCTATCCTTAAGTATTTGTTGCCATACTTCTTCTGAGTTATGCCCTTTATCTTCCAGGTATTTTTCTAGTACTGGATTCTTTCTAATGAAAGTTCCTTTAGATGAATTGAAAGTATAAACGTTTGCTGGAATTGGTTCAATACCTGCTGATACTCCTCCTGAGATTGTTGAATTAGAAACTGTAGGAGCAATGGCAATTAAATGCGTATTTCTCATTCCTGTTCCTTTACACCAAACTGGTTCTCCGTATTCTTCTGCTAATTTTCTAGAAGCAGCTTCTGCTTGTGTTTTAATTTGTGAGAATATTCTATTTGTCCAAGAAGTAGATGCAATTGAATTAAACGGTAATCCTTTTGCTTGAAGGAATGAATGCCATCCTAGAACTCCTAATCCTAATGCTCTTCCTTTCTTAGCAGAACGATGTGCTCTAATTAAAGAATCTTTTCCATTTGTCTTAACTAAAAATTCTTCTAATACTCCGTCTAGAAAATACACTGCTGTTTCAACTAAGTCAGTATCTTTCCATTCGTCATATTTTGTAATATTCAGAGAAGATAAACAGCATACAAATGAATGCTCTTCGTCAGTATGTAAAGCAATCTCTGAACATATATTAGTCATTGTAACATCTAAGTTGTTCTTAATATATGCTGGTGGATTGGCATTATTTACATTATCCTTAAACATAAGGTATGGTTCTCCTGTTTCAACTCTTGATTTAAGAATCTCAACCCATAACTCCATTGCTTCAGGATCTCTGTGCTCTAATCTTTGCATAAACTTATCGTCAATAGAAACACACTGATGTAGGTTCAAGCATTGGCGGTTTGGATCTCCTTGAGGTCTTCTAATACGTAAAAATTCTTTTATATCAGTATGATTGATATCTAGATTTACAGAAGCTGCTCCTCTACGAACTGATCCTTGATTTGTAGCAATGATAGTTGAATCATAAATTTTAGCCCAAGGTACAATTCCTTCTGAGTTACCGGTATCGCCATTTGCGATCTTTTTTCCTCTTCCTCTAACCCTTCCTAATCCAATTCCTACTCCTCCTCCTAAAGAGGTAAGTCTCATCAGTTCTGCATTGGTTAATCCTATACCTCTGATTGAATCAGGAGTATCTATACCGAAACATGAGATTGGAAGTCCTTTATCAGTTCCAGTATTTGATAATACAGGTGAAGCTAGGTTTAACCAACCCTTCCACATGTACTTATAAAATTTATTTGCTAGATCAGGACGATCTAATCTTTTTGCTACTGCATCAGCAACTCTTCTGTATGCTTTCTTTGGATTCTCATCAGGTAGTAAATAACCATTTGAAATTGTTGCCAAAGATACTTCATTCATCCAAGAAGGGTAATCCTTCTCTGGCTCCCATTTACTGTAATCTATATTCATTTAATTTGGTTTTTGTTGTTTCCGTAATTTATATTTTCTTCGTACGTAATTAAACATCCTTTTAATTTTCCTCCTTTTACTGGAATTTCTGTATTTCTATTTCTCTTCAAGGTTCCTTCGTCATATGCTTTTAGTGCTTCTTTTAAGTTGTCAAATATTTCTCGACTTCTGTCTGGATGTATAATTGTATACTTTCCTTTTGATTTGCCATAATTACCCGCTAACGACCCTGGCCTTTTCGTTCCAAAATTACCATTTGATTCACCTACTCTTGCATATTTTTCCCTTCTTCCTTCTTTTCCTAACGCATCTAAGGTACGTTTCTGTGATTGTTTACGTTTCTCAATAGCTTCTGGTGTACGTTGTCCTCCTGTATTGTTCAGTGTTCTCATGCTTTCAAGCCCTTGTTCTGAGTGATATTTTCCCTCGTACTTCTGTCTTTTAGTTTCTAAGGATTTTTCCATGTTTTTAGGAATACACATAGGATTTCTAGTTTTCATAATATGCCTTCTATCCTCAATGGTATACTTTTCAAATGCAAGCTGTATCCTAAGCCTTTCTCCTTCCACTGTTTTACCCGATAGCATCAGCCATGCGACTTTATCTTGTAACTTCCCAAGCCACTTGTATCGCAACCAATGTGCTGTAGCGTGGTCTTTCACCGATAGTCTCACTAAATTATCTTCTCCATTATCTCCTTGTTCATACCTTGGAACGATGTGATGTCGATGTGTAACTTCTTCTAATTTAGTAGTTTTTCTTTCTTGTAAGAACCTATTGTAAATTTCTTGCCAGTTTATCATGATATTTGTTTATAACAAATAGGCAAGAAAAAGATTTTTTTACTATTCGAGCAACATTAAAAAACGTTATTCGTATCCCAATCCATATGCCCTTTGCTGTACGAAGTAACTCTGACCGCGAAGAAATCAGAATGCATTTTACCTCCCGTTAAACTATCAAACCATAACATTTGTTTCAAAGCTCCTTTATCGATTTCTTCTGAAGGTATTAAGGGTTTCAATCCTAAATCTCCCATCTTAGTGTTTACTCTGTGTTTGATAAAGTTTTTTAATTCCTCTTTAGATAAATTCTCTAAATCTCCCATTTCAAATATCTTATCGATAAAATTGAATTCTAGTTGAAGAGCAAGGGTTGCTGCTTGTCTAATATCACTGATAAGTCTTTCTGTTTTCAATTCTGGATATTCTTGCATTAATTGTCTAAATAACCAACAACCTGCTTCTGAATGAAGTGATTCATCTCTTACAGACCATTCTACTATTTGTCCTACTCCTTTTAGCTTATTTCTCATTTTAAATGATAATAATACTGCAAAAGAAGAAAATAAATTTACTCCTTCGGTAAATGCTGAGAATATTGCTAGAGATCTAGCAGCTTCATGCCAATCTGTTTCTCCGCTATTTCCGTCACGAACATCCATTAAAGATTGAATTTTAGCTGCAGTTGATTCGTCTTCTAGGAATTCTGCAAAATTATCCAATCCTAATTGTTCGTTTAATAGAGCATATGCTTCAGCATGAATTGTTTCAAAGGCTCCAAAGGTAACTGCCATCATAATAACTTCCGGCTTTCTAAACCATTTTGTTACTAAGGATGTCCAGTAATCATTTACTACTGTTTCTGTTTGAGCAAAGCCTTTTAAGATTCCTCCTATAACATTCTTTTCGTGCGGTTTAAGATTCGAATTCCAATCTGTTACGTCTTGTGACATTGGAACTTCTGTATGTAACCAGTGAGCTTGGTGGGCTTTCAGCCAGTAATCGTGGGCTTGTGGATATTCAAATGGTTTGTAAACTATGCGTTCGTCTTTTAGACTCATATTCGCTTTTTTTAATATTCGTTATAGATTATGACTGTAGAAATAAATAGGCTTCTAGAATGGAACTTCACTCTGTAATTCGAAGAACTTATTAGCTATTTCTTTATATCCTCCTCCTGGTCTTTCATTGTTATCATCCAAAATTGCACTACCTAATATCTCAATATGACCATTATTTGTATCTACTTTAGCATCGTAGGTCATTCCGTCCATTCCGTATCTATTCTTCATAACGTGAATTCTTCCTGTACCTAATACTTTATCTTCTTTCTTTCTTGATAAAGATAAACAGATATCTGCTACCATCATCTTATCGTAAGAACCTGCTGCTTTATCTCCTTCGATGACATCATCCTTTGCTCCCATTCTATTAACTTGAGATGGTGTTAGAATAGGTATTTTTAATTCCTTAGCTAGTCCTTTTGTTGCAATGAATACATCATCTATTTCATCTTTTCTCTCTGTGAAACGAGATTTCGAAGGTGCTTTTAAATAGTCAACATAATCAATAATAACAAGATCTGGTTTATGATCCATATCAATACATTTTTGAATATGTGATTTAATTGTATTTACTGAAGCTCCTTTTGGTGGATATTCTTTTACGATTAGTTTTCCTTTTAAATTACTAACAATTTTTTCTACCTCTGGTCTATGTTTGTTTACTTCTTCAATTGAGTAACCTGTAAAGTAGCAGTCAAATCGTTTACCTACATAATCTTCTCCTAATTCTAAAGTATAGTAATTTACATTGAATCCTAATTGGACAGCATGTGCTGCTGCTGCAACCATAGTCCATGACTTTCCTCCTCCTGGATTACCAAACATAATAATTAAATCTCCTGGTCCCCATCCTCCTTGAATACCGTCATTTAATACAGGCCATGGAGTAGGAATGGTTGGTCTATAATCTTGTCTATATCGTGATTCAACATCCTTATTATATTCATGACCGATATTTTTATCCATACCGGCTCTCATTGCTTTCTCAATCATATTCCGGATTCCGTCAAAGTCTCCTTGATTTAATAAGTCTGCTGAGTTTAATAATGCTGCTTTTAATTCCTGATTTTTACAGAAGGTTATAAACTCTTCTTGAACATAAGCTAAATCTTCTTGAGTTGATTCGTAACAACCTCTTAATTCAGATTTAACTGCTGTTTGTAAAATATCGTTATCTACTTTTTGTAATTCTACTTTTAAAATATCCATCGTAATTGTAGTATGGTATTTATCAAAGTATTTTATAAGTGTTTCTATAATCCACTTATGTGCGTCTGAATCAAAATATTCAGATCGTATTAAGTCTCTTGCATTAAGGATAAACTTTTTATCGGTAAGGAATGCTCCCAATACCTTTAATTGGAATCCTTTTCCGTACTGCGATAATTTTGATAGGCTTGTCAATGTATATAACTTTTATTGGTTAATAACTTATTTTTGGTATGTTGAAAGCGGTCTGAATAATTCTAACCATCCTTCAACGTTTTTGTTTAGAGCTTCGATTTGATCTGACTCTAGCATTTTTAAAAAAGTAATTACCTGTAAAGAAGGTATTGGCTCTTTTATCTTGTCTAATATATGAACTATTTCATAATCTCCCAACCTTGGCTCGGATAAATTCATTAATTCATAATTAGTTTTTACTTTATCCCAATCGTATAGTATTTGTGCAAATACTTTCTTAGTTTGTAATTTTTGCTCACATATTTCGTAAATGTCCCAAAGTGAAAATTTTGGATCGTCTATAATACGTGAGAATTCTTTTAGAAGGGTTTTAGGTCCTAATCCCTTAACTCCTGTTAAGTTATCTGAGCTATCCCCTAGCAGTGCTTTCATTATTAGGTAATTCTCAGGAATCATACCTATTTCTTCCTGTACTTCCTTTTTTCCATAGGTTTTTTTCTTGATAGGCGAATAAACTTGTATATTTTCATCTACTATCTGTAAAAAATCTTTATCAGAAGAAACAATTGTTACTTTTTTATTGTTAGCTCCAAATTTCTGAGCTAGATACGAAATTGTATCATCTGCTTCTATCTTATCAATGGAAATTAAAGTAAGTGGTAAGCATTGTAAGTATTCAACCAATCGTCCCATTTGCATTGTCATGCTTTGGAATTCATCGTCCTTATCATCGAATATTTCCCAATTGGTAATCCTTTTAATATTCCTATTTGCTTTGTATTCAGGATCAATATTCTTTCTACTTGAAGAGGAAGCTTGTCCATCAAATACGCAAATAATTCTAGTAGGGTCAATTGTTCTACTTAGAAACCCTAACGACCTTAAAAAACCAACAAGACCACCGGTATGATGGCCCTTTGGGTTGATCGATTGCAACATTGCAAATGATCGTATGAAAGTATTCATACTATCTACAATTAGTACATGATCATTAAGTTTTCTATCTGGTTTTTGTTCGATTTTATTTAGTATGTCTAAATAACTAATCATCGAGCATTTCTATATCAGTTCTTACATCTTCTCCTACTTCAGCTTCGATTGTAACTGTAAAGTCTGTTGTTCCTAAAGTGTTAGCCCAGGATCCTTTATGAGCATCTTTATAGTTATCAATTGCTCTCTTATCGTCAGCAATAAATCCATGACTAGTCATAATGATTGCTCCTCTAGACTGAATTCCATCGATATGGTTCTTTTCTATCTGAACTTTAGTTCTTTTAGCAAATTCAAATTCCTTACCTTTGTTTACAGCTTTAATTTTAGAAGTACCTGAATTAGTAATATTTCCAAAGGTAATAATAACTGTTGCATCATACCACATGGTTTTTCCTCCTTTATTTTCCAAACGAGGTTGCCCCATTGGATGTTCAGGTTTTGCAGTCCAGACTTTATTAATAGCTACTAGGGTATTTGTATACTTGCTTGCTTCTTTTCTTGATAACATAATCTTTTGATTTACGTTATTTCCAAATTGAGTAGACATAGCTCCTGCATTCCATTCGTTATTATTTTTATTTGATCTTACTGATAGGTCACTTGGGACTGATCCAACTGAATCCCATAAGAATAATAAGTCGTAAGGAAGATTTCCTTTTTTCTGTTCATCAACTAAGTCTAAGATGTATACTGCTACATCCTCGATTGTATTTAGGGTTCCTCTATCTGCATATAGGAAAAATCCTTTATAGTCAGTTATCTCTCCTGTTTCCTCATCAACTACTTCTTCAACTTCAAGTCCCATCATCTGAGCATGTGGCCAGGACCATTTCATCTCAGTAATAATAAATACTGGAAGGATACCTTGTTTTTGAGCATTAACTGCTGCTTCCAAAAGTAGTGTAGTTTTACCTGTATCGGAATGCCCTCTTAAGAGAGTTATATGCCCCATAGGAATTCCTTTGAGAGATGTCACTTCCGAGAAAGCATCTGATACTTTAATCCAGCCTTGTTCTTTAAATTTAACAGAGGAATTGCTAAAACCTTTATTTTTTTTAAAATTATCAAGACTAAAACCGCCTTTGATTATTTCGCTAGCGGTTTTTGGTGTTGTTTTCTTTCCTGCCATTCTTAGTTGAATAAGTCGTCGAATTTACTTACTGTATCTTTTTTACCAGTAGCTGCAGTTTCTAAAGTAAAGTCTGTTTTATTACTTCCTAAAGCCTTATCTAAGTTAGTTTCTTCAGTAAGTGGTGGAGTTACCGGGGCAATTGCTTCCGTAGGTTCAGCTGGTGCTGCTTCTACTTCTCCTGGGTTTAGATATCCTTGTAGTTGCTTTTTAATATACTCGTAATCAAACTGAGTAAATGTATCTTCTGGGTTTGGTTGTTCTTTTAGCCAAAGATCTACTTTTACATTATCTGCTGATAATGGAGAAGTTTTAGGTTTAATACGAACAGTTGTTGTTGGATAGGGATTTCCTGGTGTTTGTTCAACTACCATATCATATCCATTCATTACGTCTGTGTAATCTCCGATATCTTCATCTTCTGCTAAAGCTAATAATGCTTTATAGATATTAGTACCGAATGACCATAACCTAACTCCTTTATCTTCTTCTCCTCTTACAATAACAGGAGCAAATACTCTAGTCTTTGGAGATAGTTTTCCTGATAATGACCAGTTTTCTTTATCAGAGGTCTTTCTTAATTCTTTTACGAATTCTTCAATTGGATCTTGCTTACCGAAATTCGATAAAGCGATCATTGGAAATTTACCGATGTTGTAGTGGAACTTTAATTCCTTGAAAGGAAAGGATGGATCGTAAACGGAAGGTACAATTCTTACGATATGTTTTCCATTTGTTGGTCTCCAGAAGATTTTCTCATAATCTACTTTTTCTCTTTCTTGACCGTTGTTGTTCAGTCCAGCCAATTTTGACTTAATTGCATCTAAATTCATTTTTTACTTGTTTTAATTTAACTTTAATTTAACTTGCTTTTTCTTGCTTAATTTTTCTTGCTCTGTCTTGCTCTTCTTTAATTTAATATATGAATTCTTTTTGTATTCTACAACTCCTTTCTTTTCTTTTTAAAAATTAATACTCCGTGACTTAACTATATTAGACAAGGATAGCTACCTATGTGGTAGCTTCTCCTATATTCTCTTTATGTTTTTATGTGTTTTTAATAACGTTTTTCTTTATTATAAATAGTAACTTTTTACCGAAAACCCTATAATTCTACTATACGATATAGCTTTGTATTTACTCTTTTTAGTTCTGGACCTTTTGTTAATAGTATGCAATTTGCATAATCAGGCCAGTTAATTTTAAAATTTTTATCTAATGTTCCTCCATTAAGTGATTCAATTAATCTATTTAAGGAATTGATTGTATAGAGGGTATTTGATTCTTTCTTTCTATGAACTAAGACTGTATTTGGAATAAAATTTGATACATTATCTAAGTCAACATTATATGTAATTACAAATTCCTCTTGGCTTTTTGCATACAATATAAATATCTTATTGTAAATTATTTTATATCTGTCTTGAATTGTACTCAAAGTCCCTTCTAGGGTTTCTTCGGTAGAAAAAGTACAGACGAGTTTATTTGACATAGTTAGTAGGTTGTAATCATATTCGATATCGTAATCGAATTGTAATGTATTTGTTGCTTCTTGTATCATTTATAAATATAGCTTTTTTATATTAACCTACTCTACTCTAATATAAGTAAAATATCTAGAGTTTACAACTCCCTTTGTTTACAGTTTTGAAAATGCCACCTTTTCATAGAATTACCTCCTTGCTTACTGCAGTGTGGACAAATAACTACTGTTTGAGGTCCATATGGTTTTCTAGGTCCTGATATTGCTTCTCTATGTTCTTTTGTTTTTGGACTTTTCATTTTTTGGATAGTACTACTAGTGTGATGTTTTCCAAACATAAAGTGATTCTGACCTGACATTGCTTCTGATCTTTTTTTGTTTGAACTCTCAGATGCTGGTATACCTTTATTCCATGGTGATTTATTATACTGTGGGTTATTACTTCCTAGCATCTTTTTTGATTGAATTTTTGAGAATACTTTTTTTGATTCTTCATAAGCTCTACTACTTACTCGGTAATCTCTACCCGGTCCTTTCTGATTACACATTCCCCAGAACGCTAATACTAATTTCTTATTTTGAGGATATATTCTATACAATAACCAGTGACATATAAAATGCTCCCTTGCTGTTAATTCTGCTAGGTTTTCTTTTTCATTACTTCCTCCCATGCATTTAGGGATAATATGATGCTTTTCCTTATAACCTTCTAGTTTTCTTTGTTTTGCTCGATCGATAATTTGATCGTAAATTTTTTGATAATTCATATTAAATAAAAAAAGGAGAAATTAAAAACAACTACCTGGTCCGTAGTAAATTTTTAAAATCTCCGTAATGTTTTTATCGGTAGGACCAGTACCTTCTATTTACTATAAATAGCAACTTTTTAACTAAACCCTTAAAAATCTAATGATTTTCCATATTCTATTTTTGTCGGATACCTTCCTTCCGATTCCATTATTCTTTGAATTTCTTCCAACGTTTCTTTTCCATCCTCTTTATTAAAATCAAATATTATTGCATCATAGACATATAGAGCTATTTTAGTTTTCTTTCCTCGTAAGTACTTTATTAACTGCTCTAATACTCTTATGTTTCTGCTCGTCTCTAAACTTTGCATAAGGTAGTTTAGTAACTTTTGTGGATGCATATCAGATAAATCCCTTGTAAATCTCTTTCCTGATATCGGATCTTGTATATAGCCTTGTTCTTTAAACTGCTTCCATAGCTGTGTTGTATACTTTTCCATTTTTTCAAATACCTCTAGGAAGGCATACTCAGGTGGTATCTTTCCATATATTGCTTGAAAATTAATCTGCTTTGCATTTGCATACTCCTCCTGTGTTATAACCTCTTTTTTAAAGTAAAGTCTTGCTAACTGGATGTGTGCAGATTCGTCGGTTAGTTCGTATCCTACCTGTTCGCACAATATCCTAAGATGGTAACCGTCATAATCATATGCAACAAAACAATCATTCTGAGGTATAATTGCTTTTCTAAATTCTTGTGCTTTAGGAATTGCAGCGTAATTCACAGAATTAAAAGCATTTGTTGGACGGGAGGTTGTATTATACAGATTATAAGAAGTATATGCTATATTATCTTCCATATTAAATACAGGATTATTTGGTTTAAATAAATCCAAGTATGGTTGATAAATTGTTCTTAGTCCGGTATGCTCTATTGCAAAAAATACTGAAGTGGCTATTTTATTGTAGAAATCAAATCCGTTTGGTATTGTATATTGTAATATGCAATCTATAGCTTTATAATCCTCTTCACATTTTTCATATAACTTTGAAATTGGGACTAATGCATTTACTTCTTTAAAATCATGCAATCTATTATAGAACCAGTTATATGTTTGATTATTTTTACCTAATTCTAATCTATCGTAATTAGTCATTGAATAAATTAACGATATATCTAGAACATCCTTTAATATAAAGTGGTACAGCAATTCTTTCTTATCTAATGTATAAAGTATTTTGTAAGATTTTAACAGCTCGTAGACACGATCTTTATCTACATTAAGTCCTTCATCATGATTTATTGGAATAATATAACCTTCCTCTTGATCCAATGGCCGAAGATATACTGCTATCGTTTTGGTTAGTATAGGATGGTAGTTATCGTTTGAGGAGATTACTTTTACGTATCCTCCTTCCTCACTATAACTTTTCAGCATCTCTAATTGCTGATCTGATTCAACGATGTAAAACATTTATATAACCTTTTCTTTAATATACGAAAAAAGGCCTGCAAAAGCAAGCCTTGTTGTATTTTTATTGTAGAACTAAATATCTTTTACCTGATCTACTGTAAACCCTAACTCTGTAGCTAGTTGTTCGATTTCCGGAATATCTTCTCCTGAGTATTCTGCTTCAATGGTTATTAAGTTTGCAATCTCTTCAACCTTACTAAAATATTCTTCACCTTTTAGTTGAGTGATTTTGCTCTTTAATATAGGTTGTTCCTGTTCTGCTTTATCATAACTATTTCCATATCCCTGATCTAAACTATAGTCGTTTGAAATATATGCTTGTACTAGTGTTAGTAAATCTTCACTTTCTTCTTTTAGTAGTTTTGAATTAGTAGTTAATTTATTCTCTACTAAGAATTTTTTTAAATTAAAATTTTCCATTTTGTTTTTATTTTTATATAAATAGTATTTATTTTCTTAAATCGAAATTAGCTTTTCTATCGTTTTCTAGTTTTATTTCAGGATCTTTTTCTACTTCTGTAGTAGTTGATAATATCGGTTTTTGATTTGTAGCTGGATCTTCTACAAGGAAGGA